TCGACCACAGCCACAAATACAGGCATTTTCAATGCCTTAATCTGAGCATAAGGTGCTTCTAAGGCAGCCGCTGCCAGTTTTGCGCAAAAGACACTGCTATAAATCAAATCCGGCGTGGGGTCAGCACTTTTGCGGCACTCCCTTTCTGCAGTGATAAACGCATCACTATCCAGCTCATCCAACCGTGTTTCCAGGTTTTCCAAATCAAGTTTCGTATATCCTTCTGCCATTTTCTATACCTCCAATAATCAGGGGCTTGCCGTTATCGGCTTGCCCCTTTTTCTTTTTTTACAAGCCCAAAGCTCTTCTTACACCTTCAAGATAATCCACGCCGTTTACATAGTGAATGTAGTTCAGCTTATCAATCTCAATCTGACGCTTGCCGTCAATGGTTTCCTTGAAGTAGATGACTTCCAACGTGCTCTTGGTGTCGGTATGATCTGCCGGCTTAAGGCCGCCCAGGTCGCCTTTCTTTGGCAAGGTGCGGACATTGATTTTTACGGCTTCCGTGATAAGTTCGCCTGTACCTGCATCATAGTTCTCATTGGCACCACGCAGTTCAAGGTCATGGGCCTTTACTCCCAGCAAAGCGGCGTTATCATCATTGATTGTGCGCCAGTTGATTTCCAGCTCCATGCTGGAAGTCTGCCCAGGTGTCGGCATTTCGATTTCGCCGCCAATGCCCGCACCGGACAGCGTAGCCGTCTTGTATTCAATGGACGGCAGGGTAATATCTGCCATCCCCAATTTACGACCACCAGCAATGAATACCTCAAAGTTCACCAGCTTGTCGCGTACAATATTGACATTTGCCATTATCTCTATACCTCCTTAGCTATCACGCAAACAACGTCGAAATATATTGCGTATCATATTCCTGAACAAACTCAATGTCGCGGGCCGGTGCCGGCGGCGTCATATAGACATGGAAACGCGATTTCCCGTCCATGAGATCCGTCTGAGGATTTTCATCCTCCCTGAACTCAACACGGCCGCCCAATAAAGCGCCTTTTGCGGTCAGCCCATTCAGCCAAATGTTGGCACTATCCACAATCGTTTCAACAAGGCGCTTATTCGTGGGATCATCAATCTTCGACCAAAAAGACGTTATCAGCGTCGAGCCCACCCAGTTGAACATGCGGCGGTTATTCACGAAATTATCTTTCGGATCAGTATTGCTTGGGTAAGCCGTGGTACGATTGCCCCATGCTTTCCAGCCGCCAACAAAGTTCAGCGCTGTTACAATGCCCTGGCCGTTCAAATATGCCCCCTGTGCCGAATTGAGGAATACTTCCGTGCCGTCAGCAAGGCAAGCACCGTCTGCCTGCAGGGACTTGTTCGACGGGGAGTAATACGGGATATCATCATGCTGACTATCCGTATAATTCATAAGTGATGCCAGCTGACCGGATATGTGGTATTTCTGCCCGCCCAAAGTCAGCAGAGGCCAGCAAAGCAGGCAATCTTTATCAGCAAAATTGTTGTTATTCTTCCATGCACTGGCCTGTGTGTAACTCTTTACCGTCTCCGTAGGAATATCGCAAATGGATATTGCATTGAAATGACCGCAAATATTATGTTCTTTGGCCTTCATCACAGCGGCCACATCGGTATTATGCGACCAGCCCGGCGCTACAATTATGCCGGGAACAATGCCAAAGCGCGGATAGATTTCATCAATCAGTTCTAAACCTTCCGTTTTGCTGGTAGTATTATTTACGCCGCCAATAATATCTGCATTCGTTACGCCTTCCGGATTCAGCATTGTGTAGCTGAGATAAAGCGCCGTGGCTTCCGCGGGAATACCTCCGCCCGCAATCGGCGTGATTACTACTGTACCAGCTTCGTCATAAGCTGCAGTGTAATCCGTATCCAATTCATACGGCTTTGCCGCATCTGCGGACGCTTTCACCTTCAACGTATCGAGCAGAACTGGGTCCGTTACCGTTACAACGCCGTCCACAATATCAAAGGATTTTGTCTGCTCCGTTATATGTGCGTTTTTGTTCTTATCTAAAACATTGATAAAGACAATTGGCGCCATATTGAACAAAGCAAAATGCACTTTCATCATTTCGCAAAGCGTGTATTTCTTCCAGTTGTCCGAATACCCCAGCGCAGCCACGGCCTCTTTGTATGTGTAGCAGAGCAGCGGAGTGTTTGCATCAGCCGGCGTATTTGCCAAATGCACCGGTGCCGTACCTACCGCCACAATCAAACCGCTATCCGTTTGGGTCATGGAAACCAGTGAAGTGGCCTGTTCACTAGTATATATGCCGTGTTTGTATGCCATTATTCATTCGCCTCCATCATTTCGTTATATGCCAGGTTAACCGGCGTACCTTTCTTTTCTACCGCTGCCATAGCATCGTTCAAGCCATCAACCGGTACAAACAAGCGGGTAATATTCTTGTGCTTCGTGGCCAGCGCCTTAATCAGCTCATCCGGCCGCCCGCGATATACTGCATACTGTTTCAAACCGTCCATTAGCTTGTTTGGGCCAATATACACAACGGTTTCAAGCTTTTCCACTGCCTGCTTTTTCGCTTTAGCGGTGTTTTCCGCAGCTTTTTCAGCTACTTTTTTCTCACTCATTGGTTGTCCTCCTCCATTATTCGATCCCAATTATCAGCCATCTGTTCATTCGGCTGGCCTATTTGGTAAGTGACAGTTCCATAGCCGAACCAAAACGGATACGGCTGGTTTTCGATTGTCTCAAACCTCGCCGGCAGTATAAGGCGAAACCGGCGGTCAATTTTGCGGAATACCAAAAGCCTCTGCCGCACCCGTTCCATGATGCTCAGTAAGTCTACCCACGCCATTTTATCTTCACCGTATACACCGAAAGTGATGCCTACGGTTGCCGTCGAGCCAGTCCCCTCTAAAGGTTCTGCATCTTCGACTTTTTGCAAACTGACAATAACGAGCGGGTAATAACTATCATCTTCAAAATCATCATTCGGGATATGCTGAGCATATACAGTTACTTTTTTATCCGCTTGGTCTTCCGCTTTCATGCGATAATCTTTTACCGCCACAGAAATTTCTTCTTTCAGGCCGTTAATCAGCCTTTCCGGAATCATCATGTCCTATACCCCATCAAAAATGCGTTAATTTCATGGTCAACATTCGCCGCCAGCCGTTCCTCCATACGTTTCTGAATGAAAGCTGCTACAGTCGGACTTCCAAGCATTTGCGGCGTAGACGGGCCGGATAGTTTTGCGATTGGCAAACTGCTATTTCCGCTTGTACGACGGAACACACCTATATGCCCGCTTCTCATTTTGGCAAGAAAAGCATGGGCAATGGTGCCGCCCTGTCCTTTTACTACCTGTGAATACAAGTATTTCCCCCGTGGTGGCCGCCTTTTTGGCACGCTTCCGGGTGAATGTTTAAAATAGGCCAGGTCATTGACACGGCCTTTTGAATGAAAACCAAACTGCATCCCGCCCAGGTTTGTACTAAACGATATCGTGCGCGTGACATAACTGCTCTTTATCGTGTAGCGTTCCCGGACTTTCTGCACAGCGTCTTTCCTGGCACCCCGCACGGTTTTCTTTGCTGCAGTAGTCGCGGCTTTTTTTGCCGCTCCAGGTATGCCCTGCAGTAATTTTTCCGCCCGATTCAATGCGCTGGCGTCAATCTCAATCATGGAAAACCGCCTCCCATGCGATAAGCCCCTAAAGTAATGGTCAGCATCCCCATATCATCCGTACAGGAATCTACGGTATACCGTTTCCCGTCCACCTTGAAGTTTGTGCCCTGTACCGGTACTTTCCGCAAATCACTGGCCTTGACGCATATTGTGATGAAATCACCATGTAGGCCATCAGGCGTGCGTTTCCCGCCCGGCATAGATGCCAGCCGGTCATTCGTCATATCCGACGAAATAACACAGACACAATCGTTGCCATCCAGGTTATGTGTTTCGCCAAATTCATCCGGATTAAGGAAGACGGCGGAAATATCTGCCGCCACCATATCCTTGAAACTCATTTAGCCAATCCTCACGCGGGCGGTTGTGCCAGACGCAGCCTTGGCCGCCACGGCATGGCCCGCAAAAGTGTTATCTGTGGCCGTAGACGTAATTACGCCATTAGTTGCGTCCCAGTAAACTTTTTCGCCAACAGTCAGTGCTTTGCCGCTACCGGTTGCTGCCGGGAACTCAAAAACGCCGGTCAGCGTCACTGTACCCGTAGCACCGTTTGCAATATTTTCCAGCGCCACGCCAATACGGTCAGTCAACGGCACCACGTCCATATAACCGATATCAGCGGCGGCAGTATAGTCGATATTATCGCCCTTTTGGATAAAAGTCGCTTTAGCCATGTTTTATACCTCCCATCAAGAAATCGTGCTCTTCTGAATGCCACGGAAGTCAAGCAGATTCACGCCTACATCATAATAAATGCGCCATTTGATACCCAGCGTATCAAACTGCACCGCGCTTTCCATCGTCGGCGTTTCATTGCCGTTGAGGCTGGTTACTTCAATCGTGGGCACGATGCCCGGCGCAGCGGCCATATAGAACACATTAGCGGCGGAAAGTTCCGGATCTGCAATCACGCTCAATTTGTTGGCAAAGGGGTTGATTGTGGCGTTGTTCTTGGACGGGTCAACCACAGAATTGATAAGCTGTGCCGCTTCAACTTCCAGGTCTACCGGCACAATCAGGTAAGCCGGCTGAATGTTCAAGAACTCTTTGCCGCCAATATTTGTTTGCTTGGCCATGGCCGCCTTGATTTTGCCCAAACCGGCTACCGTAAGGCCCTCGGTCTGCAAGTTTTTATGATTTGCGTGGAAAAGTGCCGCGCCTTCAATGGTGGGGTTATCCTTCAAAACAGCATAAACCATCTTGTTAATCATGCGGCGGCAGGCCGCGCCGTGGATGGACGGCAGTGTTTTGAGTGCGCCCATATCATCATTGATGATAGCCTGACGAGTGAGGGAAAAACTCTTGCCGTAGGTGGCAATACCAGTCGTTACGGAGCTTTCCTTAATTTCATCATGCTTAAACTCACCGTTTTCGCCGATTTTTTCCAGTTCGCCGGCCTCACTCAGGCGGTAACGGGTAGCCTGCTTAAAGTCGGAATTGCTGCCCTTGGCCGTCCAAAGCTGGTAAGTCGTGGGGGCTTCCTGATAGGCCTGCGCCATGGACTTATTGGCTACATTGGACAAAATGCCCGGAAATGCGCCTGTGCCAGTCAATGCCTCACGCACAAGGGTTTCATCATCCATATTGCGGGTACTGCCGTTTTTCTCGCGTTCGATACATTCGGCGGCAAGGCGCAGCATACGCTTGCCACGGAATTCATCCGCACCGGCAGCAGGTTTTTCAATACCGATACCGGCACGCATAGCCAGTCCATCCGTAGCAGCCGCACGGAATTTATCCATTTCATCAGCCTGCACGGTTACAGTCTGCGCCTTGCGCTCGTTGGCCAGCTGATCCAGCACAGCCGCCCGCGCGGCTTCCACGCTCATACCATCTTTGATAAATTTTTCGCCATCAATACCGAACTGACGGCACATAGCTCCGATTTCCTGTACACGCTGGCGTTCAGCCATCATGCCAGCCTCACGGGCTTCATTTTCGTTTACCGGCGGCGTATTCTGAGTACCTTCCGTTGCCGTCGGCGTATTCTGATCTTTCATCTTTACATCTCCATTCTCTAATTCCTGATTTTCCATACTGCGGCCTACTCCCACCGTGGTATCGGCGGGGATAGACACTATAGATAATTCGTAAGGTGTCCAACGGGTGGCCACCGAACAAGGGCCTGCAAACCGCCCGTCTGTACTCGTGGCACCTTCTGCCACATCTTCCCAGACATTTACCATATAGCCAACCGATACGCCTTTCAGCGTACCGCTCTTGACTTTCTGATAAATCTTATCGCTTTCCTCGTCCTCGTCGAACTGTACGCTGGCCCTCAGTTTGCGCTCATCCTTATCCAGTTCCACAGAAAGAATTTTCCCTATGACTGTATCCCGGTCATGGTTGAAAAGCATTACCCCCAGCTCCTGCAGCCGGGTTAAATCAATAGATCCTTCGTCGTGGCTTAAGATTTCCGTGCCAAACCAACGACTGTAAGGTTCTTCACTCGACAAAGATAAATCTACTATGCGGCTATCTTCGCCGCCCTCCCCCGCTTCACGCAAGGATAGTGTGCCAAAAAGGTCACGGTTTTGGGGTTCATTCCTGCTCTTCGGTTTCATCGTCATTTTCTTTTCCTCCATCATCATTTTCATTATCAACATGGTTACTTTGCGCAGCCTGTACCGTAATCGGCGTATGAATTGCCAACGTCAACCCCATGGCCTCAGCAGTTTTCTTCTCCAAAGCCATTTGTTCCAGCTGTTCACGCCAGTCATATCCACGCTCAGCGCACCACTGTGACAGTGTTTTGCCCGCATTCTGTAATGCGTTGATATCAGCCTGCACTTCTTTAGACGGGTCAATCCAA